GGTGGAAAAGACAAAGTGTGTGAATGTAAGCAAAATGGGACAACTAAAGAGGTTGAAACTATGGCTGACGAAGTAAAGAAAACTGATGTCAAAACCGATGCAGAAAACATCGTTGAGCGTGAGTTTGCATCTCTACGCTCGCAACTAGAAACGTTGCAGACTTCCAAAAAGGAAATTGAATCACAGTACGAAGTGGCTCTCAAAGAAATTGAGGAGTTCAAGGCGGCTGAAGAGGAGAGGGCCCAAAAGGAAGCTGAAGCTCGAAAAGCTGCGACAGTAGATGCAATCATATCCAAGGAGATACTATTTGGTTCGGTCCAAGAAGAATCCAAGGATACTCGTGTTGATGAATTATCTGCATGGGATGAGATGAAGCTGACTGGATTCAGTGAGGCGCTAGCTGCGATGCCTGAGCCTGTCGAACAGGAGCGAACTTTCGGAAAGGGTAAATCCAACGAAGGGGAAGCAATGCCTGAGACAGAGCGCGAATTCGCGGTAAAGATGGAAAATGGTAGGATTAAATTAAATCCTGCCGTTTTGAGAGGTGACTAAATATGGCAACTGAAATTCTTGTGAATGATGGTGGAGCGCCCGCGCGTATCTTACCATTTACCGCAGGTAGTACCGTGTTAGGTGGCCGTCTCGTGGCAATTGCAAGCGACGGTAAAGTAGATTATGCAGCATCTGGAGCAGTTAATGCTATAGGTGTGGCTTTTACCGATGCGGGTTCCGCTGATGGTGAGGCGATGAGCGTCATCACAGGCAAGGGAGTAATCCTTAATGCCTATGTTAGTGGGACATACAATGTCGGACAAGCAATGACATGTGACAATGATGGTACAGGATTTCTGGTAAGTGGTGCAAGCAACCTTTATGGTGTAGCACTTGAATCAGGGTCTTCTGTTACTGCTGCGTCACTGACACTCGCAAAGGTGTTGATGTATTGAGGTGATTTATTATGGTTGACGCAACTCCCGGAATACTGACTTCTCTAAACACAGGCACTACGAATACAGGTGAGCGCGTACTTATTGATTATAAGGACGCAATTATGGATTACAAGGTCACTGACCTTCCAGCTCTCCAGTTTTTCACAGAGGCTATGTCAACAGAGACTGGCGGTAACATTGATATTACTTTTGGTAAACCATCTATGAAGATGGAACAGATTGAAGAAGGGAACACCCCTCAGTACCAACACACTTCACTACGCTCAGAGAGAGTGTCAGTTAAGGAGTGGGGTATTGCAGTAGGTGTAACCCGAAGAATGATTGAAGATTCAAGGTTCAACGAAGTTGAAATGGCTTTGAACGAGGCTCGCAGGGCGGTAGACCGTCATATGACCGAGCACGTTACGAAGGTCATTTTTGGTGGCCCAGCTGCTGATACAACTTTTGGAACCGTAGCTATTATCCAGACCACGCCCGAGTCCACTATTACGACGTTCGCTACGAACCCGTACAGTGGTTTCTTCGGAACTGGAACTGCGGTTGGCACTGGACGTCTAAACTCTTATGGAAATGAGAGCACAGCACGTCTTCAGCGTAACATGTACCCTAGCGGTGCTAATGCAACTGCTGGAAACATAGCTGTTTCTGATATTACAAACGGAATTGACAGGATTGCGTGTCACGGTTACAACGCAACCCACTTGTTCATTTCCCCTGCTCACTACAAGGCTCTTTTAGACTTGGGTGACTTTACGTCCGTATTCTATTCTGGCTATGGAGGCTCCCCTGCTACTGGCAGTGCGGGTGCTCCAACTACAGCTGGAATGATGGATGGTAGTCCACTCAATAACGTAGTGCGTGATGGAGTTATTGGACAGTTGTATGGTTTGACTGTTGTAATGAACGCTTATGTCCCAACAGGAAGAATGGGGGTCTTTGACCTTTCCGTGAAGCCTGCTGTTTATGTCGAAAGACGACCACTAACGGTAGAAGAGGCAAATCCCGGTTTCGGTATTGTCGGCTCCTACATGTCGATGAGATACGGACTGAAGGTCATTAGGCCTTCGGCTGGCTGTATCATTATCAACGGCTCAAGTTAGATAAGCAACGTTTGGTAAGTTAATGGCCCGGAGGGAGCCACAATCCCTCCCCCATAGTTTATACTTTATATGGTAACTTTAAAAGCACAAAAGGCAGATTCTATCTTTGGGTCTCAAGGAGCAACCAAGACATATGTTAAGTCTAAAATTAATGCTATACCCGCTTCTACTCCCGGTGGTTCTGATGGAGACATCCAAGTTAATGATTCAGGAGCTTTTGGTGCATTAACTGGTGGAACAGACGGTCAGTTTGCACAGTTTACAGGAGCTAGTACTATAGGAAACATTGATTCAATGTCTGTAAGTACGGATGGTTACACACATAGTAAAACTTTTATTCCACAAATTACCACCGCAAGTAGAGTTAATACTTCTTGGTCAGTAGATTTGGATGCTGCTACACCTCTTAGTCCATTTTATATTTTTAAAGTAGACACAGGCACAGCAAACCGTAAATGCACAATCACCTTACCTTCAACAAAAGCAATAGAAGGTCAGACTTTTGATTTAGTGGGGTACGCTCACGCTGATGTTGCGGACCCATCGCCTTATCTGGCTGAAGTAGTTTTACGCACTGCTGCTGGAGGGTTAGCCTATTCTGATTTAATTAATGGAGTAGACCATACAGCCACGGATTTTGAAATTGCTGATGTACAAGGTAGTTCCGGCACAGGACCCGTAACAGATATAGAAGGATGGAAAATTATTTTTACGGGGGTATCTGAAATAGGATGGTTAGTAATGCCTATGAATTCATACAGTGGTTAGAAATGGTAACACAACCTTTAAATATGAGAGGAGATATACTTTAAATATGAATGCCCGCGAACGTGACGAATTGATGATACGCATGGATGAGCGCGTTAAAACTGTATTCAATCAGATGGAGAGTTTTGACAATATGTTCACAAACCACCTCCATCACCATGAAATGTGGGAGAATGATATGAAGACCCAGCTCCGTTGGGGTTTGGGTGTGATGGCTACTATCATAGGTGGTCTTATAGCAGCAATGAGGTATATATAATATGGCACTAAGTATAAGTTGGAATGAAACTATGCAGAATAGAGTTCGTTTGTTAACGGGTATAGAAGCTGAAGAGATTGATAATACTAGTTTAGATAGACTACTTAATATGGCTGCTGAATGGTTTGCTGAGAATACTGGTCTTACTTATACTCTGAATGAAAGCAATACATATGACAATGCGGTTATGTATTATTCTTGCTATCTAGCATGTGTAGCCCAGAACGGAATGGGTATAGATAGAATTCAAGTTGGTGATATGGCGGTTTATTATAATAATGAATCGTATGTCAAGTTTGAGGAATTAGCCAATCAATCATTATTGATGAAACTTGGTCTCAGTATAAAAACTACAACTTATAATGCTTCTCCCAATATTGGACCTGTGGATTGGAAGAAGAACGTCCGTGGGGATGATAATACACTACGCATGTATCCAAAACCACGAGGCGTTAATTATGACGGTTAAGCCGGGCTCCATTAATATGGCGCGCATACTGCGCGCATTAGGACAACGAACTAATCAGAGCCGTAAGGTTACTTTTTATAGAGCACCTCTTTATACAACAGATGATTATGGAGTAGAAGGCGGCGTCGAAGCCGAGTCTGAAATTCAACTACCCGGCTTACCAGCTCTAATACGCCCTGCTCTAACAGCTGATTACAGAAGGCAACGTTCAGGTCAGAATGTCATAGGAGCTGGTAGAATCTATACTGCTAACCTGTCCACTATTAAAGGTATGCCTAATTTTAATCAGGATAATAATACTAACTTTAATGAGATAGAAGGGTGGGACAAGTTTATAGATACTAGTCGAACAGTATATCAGGTACCTACTTCTGGAACGGGTAGCTGGTCTACTACTGCGGGTACGTTAACTAGTGATGGGGTAGCTTTAACAAATACTCTAACTGGGAACCCAACTATGACTTTTACTGGAGTTGATGTTAATACTTTAGAGGCAGATAGAATAACATTTAAACTGAAAGGAAGTGGCTCAGTTTCTTATAAGCATCTTTATGTATATAATTCAGGAACTGCCGCAACCTCAACTCTAAGTTACCGCACTCCATTCCTTAGCCCAATTGTTCTGGTAGATGACGCATGGTTAACGATAGATTTACCTTGGACTACCGATATTGTGGAGAGTGGAGCGACAGCTGCCTCTGGAACAAGCATATACCAAACAGGAACCCGTACTAATATAGAAGTGGAAGCAGGCGATACTTATGACTATACTAAAAATTTAAGGCAGGTAGAATTATTGTTTGGGGGAACTTCAGGAGATACTCTTCAAATAAAAGATTTTAAGCTTTATAAATCACTTGAATGGAGTGTGCATTCGGTAAAGGAGCTTAATGACGACTTCAATGTCTTTAATGTGGTCAGAACAGCGGGACGTATAGACTCGCGCAGGAGGGCGGATGCCAGCTGACCACCTTAACGTAATAGAGCGTGCATTAATTGATGCATTTCGTAATCCTAGCAGTAGTCCGTGGGATAGTGGTGCTGTGACCGTATTTGGTCAATTCCCTGAGACAGAAGATATTAAATATCCCTGTATCATAGTAGAGCATGTTGCTAACGGCCTCGAAACTCAATTTATGGGACAAAAGGCTACTTTTGGTTCTGGTTCTTCGGCTACAGATAAGACAGCCGAACTTTATGGTGTAGGATTCGATATATGGATTGCATGTGATAAAGAGACTTCCTTAGATGTTGTACCACCGCCCGGAACTGGGAGCGCCGTGAAATATAAGCAGCGCCGTTTAATGAATTACATGGAACTTCAAGTAGCTAATATATTGATGGATTTAGACTTTGAAACTTTAACTCCTTATATGACAGAAGTTACAGATAGACATTTCCAAGGGTTTAGAAATATAAACTATAATGCTCAATTAGAAGTTTGGTCGGCTCGAACTTCTATGATGATAGTTTTTAAGAATTATAGAGGAAATCCTTAAATGCCTAATGATTTAGGGCAGCATACTGAGGCACGAGTAGGACCCGGTACTTGGCCTCAGAAAGGGGAACAAGCTCGTTATCAACTACAATCTGAATATCCTCCTCTTGTTAATGCTTCTTTTACTATAGGGCCGTGGGTTCCCTTTTCTTTTGATTGGGCACTGAGAGAAGAAATGACCGCTCAGGGAACGGTATGGTCTCCAAGGTCAATGAGCGCTGGCGATGCTCAATATACACAAGCTTTATCAGCGACGGCGCCACATCTTACCGCTTTAGAAGATTCTCAACCTGCTGCACTTATGCAAGAGGCTATAGATTTATCAGCAGCAGATTTATGGGATGTTTTCGGTAGAGTTGCTGCGGGTGGTGTTTTTGATGCTAAAATTGAGGTGCCCGGAGAAATAGCAAGTGAAATGCTTGCTTTAGACCCCGAAATAATGAATATGCTTGAAGGAGCAGATGATGCGTTTAAAGATAATTATTGGACACATTTAGGACATGCTGGTGATTTGTTGAACGTAGAGGGAGCTGCGGAGGCCGTTCTAGGCTATCAACACACAGGGAGAGGAGCGAAAGAATTTCTTGATAAGTCTCCTTTAAGTCCGGGCGGATTGAGGTCCTTACAAGTATATCTATCTGCTTTTGAACAATTAGGAATTCCTCGTAGCGTGCTCAAAAATGTAATAGGTGGGGAGGAAACGGTTGATGTTGACGCTAAGAGAGTATCTGGGGAGATTAAGTCGAAGATGGGGCAGGTCTCGCGGAGGAGCCCTCCGGGAACCGTCCAGACCGCTATAAACGAAGTTGCACAAGATTTACAAGATGTATTGAATGGTTTT